GATTGGTCGAAACAATGTAGTGATGAGGAATGGATAAAATGGAAAAATAAGGTTCGCTTATTTATCATTCCATCTAGTATCTACATTCTAGGAGAACGAATGGTATCAAAGGTTCGGCAATTAAAAGAACATGGTTGGGTTATTGCGGTTGGTCATTCTCATAGCCGAGGAGGGGGAGATGTTCTAGCAAAAATGTTGGGAATAGATTTGAAGAACTGTATGAAGCCTGTTATAGAAGAAGGAGATGCAAAGAAATTTGATCAGTCCGTTTTAGAGTTTTTTACGAATCTGTATTTTTCTACGATGTTAGTACATGAAGATCCATTATCGCGAGATTACGAAATGAAGAAAAAGATAATTGAGTGGTTAGCTGAGAATATGGCCGCTCGATTGACTCGCCTTTTTGCAAATTATTGGGCGTTCGTAAGAGGCCAGGTTCCATCAGGATGTTGGAATACTAGTCATATGGATTCATGGATAATGGCTATGTATTTTTGTCTCTTCGGTTTATGGCAAATACAAAATGCCCCAGAAGAGCTTCAAGAAGAGCTGGAGGAAGCCCTCTTTAATATCATCATGATTATAGTCTATGGGGACGATCATGCATGGAATAAAGGTGAGGGGGTCTCTGCACAGTACTTCTCAGCGGATGAGTTCGCACGATTTTGCAAGAAGTATTTTGATGTTGATGTTCGTGATTTAGTCACGGGCGCGACGTTTCTTAGTGATACTTTCGATGGTTTTTTAGTTCGAAAGGGTCTTACTTTTCTTCGTCATCAGTTTATTATGAATCCAGAAAAAGGACAAGGTCAGTGTAATTTTATTCCCTTCCGAGAATGGAGGGAATTTTTAATTCGAGCAGTTTGGGGGAGGGAAACTTCCTCACGAGACTGTCTTTCGGTGATGATGTCTTGCATAGGTCATGCTTATGGAACTTATGCGAGTAATTATCCGGCTTATCGTCGATTATTTCTTTTGTTTGAGTCCTTAGTTCAAATATCAGGAGTAAGTCCACATACTTCTCTGAAAGAGGCAATAGGCCGTCAAACACATGATGATCTTAAAAAACTTAGACAAATTGGAATATCTCCAGAGGAAGTATTGCGAGGATTTCCTTCTTGGAAGACATTAATTTCAAAGAATGTAATGGACTGGAATTATCATGAGACCGTTCATGATAATATTGACCATGATTATTATGGGACAGAAATGGTATTGTAAGCAGTGAGCCAGAGGCTAAAAACGTGGAGTAGTTATAGTCTGTGAGACATAAGTTTGCCAGCATAATGAGACGCGG